AGTGAGCCAAGTTGGCCCCGTGGCCATTTTATTCTAAAGTCTGTATTCTCTGTTAAATCTTTTTCCATCAACTCTAATCTTGTTGAATGTTGGTTTAAACGTTCTACCATTTGGAAATAACCCATGGTGCCGAGAGCAACGATGATTATCAGAGAGGCAACCGTCTTCATCGGCATTTGCACAGCTGCTTCTTCAGAAATGTTAAGTGGTTTTTTAGACATTATTTTTGCCAACTAAAAAGCCATGCTACAAACTTATTCCACAAGTTTTTAATTTTATTTATAATTTTTTTAATCATGTTTCCTCCCACATAGTCTTCATATGTTTTTATCACAATATCATTACATATGTAACAATTACATTGATCGCATTTACGACCACAATGACAATCGTGTTTGCATTCAAAGCAAAACGTTTTCATTTTTTCTTTTCCTCAATTTCGTAGAAAAAATTGTCAGTATCTTCTGTTTTCCACTGACTAGTATTTTCTACATTCCATTCAGATGTTTGGACCTTCCAGTCTGGAATATCGTCCTTCACAGTAAAAGAAGGTAAGTCCCATATACATCTATTGTTTGGCTGTGCCGCATAATTACCATCATCTAAGGCCATTATGTGTGCGCACTTGTGTTCGTGCGGAATTTCTGAATGATCAGTGTCAAGTATATTAGACTCAGGATGTGCAAAGTCAACAGTAAATAAATATGTACCTGGGTGCCATTTTTTATCTTTACCCATGTATTTACCAGACACACCTGTTAAGATATCCCAATTAGTAACAGCAGGATAGTAACTAAAAGAATTCCAGAGCTGAAGCTCATCAAGTCTACGTTTAGGTACGTCCTCAACTTTAAATCCACGTTGAATAAAAGCTGAGATAGGTAGTCTATAAAAGATTGCACCATTTTCCATAAGAGCGTGAAATAATATAGCATGACCTCCCATACTGGTAATGCCAAAGATGATACAGTCTTCAACTTCTCCATGATGTTTTTTAAGGTCATATAGATATTCTCTACGAATTTGTGCGTATTCTACTGGTATGTTTGCATTTAAATAAGCCATCGTTATCCATGTATTTCACCCCAGTTGTCCCCGTGTTCATAGTCAACTTTATTTGGGACCTCTAGTGTAACAGCATTCTCCATCACTTCAATTATTTTTTTTGCATGTGATTCGTCTTCAACAGATATATCTAATTCATCATGTATTTGTATATGTGGTATGATACCTTCTTTGTACAACTCTAACATTGCTTTTTTAGTCATGTCTGCAGCTGATCCTTGTATCAATTTGTTTAGTGCTTTGTATGTATAAGCTCTCCTGATCCCCGGTCCATGTTCCCTGAGTGCTTCTTCGTGAGGCAATGCTTTATGCATACCAAACTGGTTTGGTTCCCATAGATGAAACCTGCACAATCTACCCAGCAGGGTACGTATCTGTCCACGATCCTGTGCTCTGTTAGATGCTTTCTCCATCAGTTGTTTTACGAATGGTACACGTGAGTGGTATGTATTAAATAAATCTGCAGCTTTGTCTTTTGTTACACCTAATTCAGCCTGAAGTTTACCTTTACCCATACCATAGAATAATCCTAGGTTAATCGTTTTAGCCTGGGATCTAGGTATGTTTGCCATGTCTGCAACAGTCTGGTGAAAATCTGAACTAGAGTCATTTGTGTATGCATCAACAACATCATAAACAGATGGTAATTTATACAAAGACGCATAATGCACTACCAACCTAGGCTCTTGCTGAGAATAGTCAAATACACCCCATCTATGGCCCTCCTCGGGTATAAATAATGACCTTATCTTAGGTCCAAGGTCTTTGTTTCTAGCCGGTATCTGCTGTAGATTCGGGTTCTGGTAGGAGAACCTACCAGTCACCGTGCCACCCCCAGCATTACGTAATTGGTTTATCTCTGCATGTATTCTACCTTTGTGTTCATAACGTAGAATAGAATCTAAGAATGTTGTGTGTGCTTTGTTAATCTCTCTTGCCTGAGCTATCATCTTAACAACAGGATGATTGTGTTCTTGTAAAAAGTTTTTTGTAAAAGATGGTGATGCAGTTTTTTCTGTGCGTGGGTATTCTAATCTTAATATGTCAAATACATTTGCAATAGATCTAGCTGCCCAGATCTGTGTATCTATGTTTGTTTCACCTTTTATTTTATGTAGTAATTCTTTTTCTTGTGCTATCAATTCTTTTTTCATTTGATGTGCTCGTTCTATATCTACACGTACACCTTTGAATCTCATGTCAACCAGGCAATGAAACAGATCAGACTCTAAATCAAATATATCTTCTAAGTCTTGATTAATAATTTCTTTTTTCATCTCTTGCCAAAGTCCTAGTGTAACTTCAGCATCACGTTCTGCATACGCACCAACATGCATAGCAGGCAGTTTGTACATTTCTGATTTTGGATCTATCCCCCATTCTTCTGCAGCTTCTGCAAGTGCAGCTTCGTTCTTACCATAACCAAGATAGTGCCATGATAAACTATTGAGATCGTATCTAAATCTATTTTCATCGGTCAATGCTGCAGCTATCATGGTGCAGGCTATGTCACCATTTATTTTAAATCCCATTGCCCGCAACCAACAGACATCATAGATTGCATTGTGAAAAACTTTTGTGCATGGTGATTCTAAAATATCTTTTAACCATTCTAATACTCTGGATCTATCCATGTTACCACCACCTTCGTGTGCAATAGGAAAGTATCCTTTGAAATGTTTTGTTGCAACTGCAATACCAATGACCTCACCATTACCTATGACAGAACCAGATCCTTTTTTAATTAAGTCTGGATCTTTTGTTTCCAGGTCAATAGCTATCTCATCTACATGACGTAAGTCAGGAAACTCACTAGGTTTTACCCATTCTGTTTGTGCTTCAAACTTAGGAATTTTCACTGTAATCCCTCTCGATAATCATTTCTAAAAAATGTATGGCTTTCAATATATCTTCCTTTCCATTCTTGTCGCGGTGACGAATGATGTATTTTATAGCACAACCCTCAGGATATAGCAATTCATTCTCAACTACAAACTTACTTGGCTGTATTTTATATTTTTGATAGTGTGATCCTCCGTGTTGCTTATCCCAAACTTTCGATGTCATAACCTTGATCCTCCTTTTTTGCTGCCATGATATACAGATTTTGTTTTGTACGAGTCACACCTACATACCAAACTCTGTGTTCTTCATCTTGTTTATCAGAGCTTTTTTCTAATGCATCTCGTATTGTTTTTGTATTGTCTAATATTAATAATACATTATCTGCTTCACCACCTTTTGCAGAATGTATTGTAGATAGTTTTACTCTTGGGTCCTTTCTTAATTCTTCTCCATTGCTTAACATCTCTCGTATATATAAACACTCTTCATAGTCAGATGTAAACTCATCATACCATGGTATGTTTTTATCATAACCAAACTCTTCAAGATTGTACATTCTTTCTTCAGTTAATTCTTCGTTAGTGCTAGTATATTCAAATATATCTTTTACTTCTGGTAGAGATAGGTCATTGCCTTTCTGCCATCGTATGTAGTTTAGAATAGTTCTAAACAAAGTTACCTTGTAACTCTTTCTATCTTTGTACTCAAAATAAATACCACGTTCTTTTAAAAAAGGTTTGAGTCTATTTAGTTTGTCATTGTATCTAGCTAATACCAACCAATTGCCTTCGTTAAGTGGCACGTCTTCAAGGCTATGGACATAACTTACATCACCAACTTCTTTTCTTGCTTGCCATTGTTTTTTAATTCTTCTGTCATCTGGTATTAAATTTAATATCTTATCTGCTATATCCTGTACCTTTAATGGAACTCTGTAAGATTGTGGCAAAATTATGTCTTTCTTTGAAAACTTTTGTTGAAATTTTTTTACATCTGCACCTGCCCAGCCATAAATTGCTTGATCATCATCGCCTGCTAATATAATATATTTTGAATTTTTCGTTATAATATCTACCATTTTCCACTGTATTGGTGATAAATCTTGAGCTTCATCGATAAATGTTATGTCAAAATTTGGACACAATTTAGACACAATAAATTTTTCTATCATGTCTGTAAAATCTACTAGTTGAAAAGATTCTTTGTAATTTTGCACCTCGTCAGAAATAATTTGTAATAATCTTTTATCCATATCTTGTGAGTACATGTCAGTGTTATACTCTTCTTCAATAGATATATTTTTTATTCTAGCTGCATTGATTAAATTAAAATACTCACTGTCAGAATTTATAAATCCAGTGGACTCTTCACCATTAGAATAAACTGTAACTTCTATACCTAGTTTTTTACCTATGTCTTCGTAGTGTTCGTCCTGCATAACCTGTGCTTTTTTCATACCGAGTTGATTAAAAGCAAAAGAATGTAGTGTCCTAAAATGTTTAAGATCTTTTCTTTCAAATGCTGTGTGATAGTCTAGCATTCTATCTATAGCTTCGTTTGCAGCTTTAGTTGTAAATGCAAAGTATCCTATCTTATCTATAGGT